TTTATATATATTTATATATTATATTTTTATTTATTATTATTATTTTTTTTTTTCTTTTTTTTTTTTTATTTGTTATTTATCTCTCTCTTTTTTTTTGTGTGTATTTTTTTTATTGTGTTTTTTTAGGGGGGGGTGGGGTGTCGGAATTTGTGCAAAAGGGGGGGGTGGGTCAGCCAGATACAAATCATCCTGGTGAGCCGTGGAACAATTTATGGTGATATTTACGGTGATTTATGAATTTATGCGTGAAAAAACGAAAAAGTATACCAGAATTGAAGCTTTTCCTTTTAAATCAATGACTTACATGTGCCATAATTAAAAACCGATTGTGCTATATTTTTTTGCCAATCTGTGGATAAGTCTGAATTTCCTTTAATAATCATATGGTTAATCGTAGCACAACGAATTGTGCTATTTTTTGCCATTTTTGTACATGTTAAAGGCGGATACCGCCACGAGAAACGTAGTATTTGCGGAGTTTTTTAGACCGCTTGCCACGCTTAGAGGACTTACGTCCATAACTTCTTCTTCGCATAGTTTTTGTTTTTTTAAAGTGATTAATAACGATTAAAAGTTTTATTAATAGTAGTAGGTTGACGCATTAGTAATGCGCCTTTTACAACATCAAGAGGAACGCCAATTTGTTTTAATTCTAATAATTCACGAGCGATATGGGCGTCAGAAGAAGTTTTGTGTTTTTGTTCAGTTAATAAACCAGAACGACCATAATATACTTGCTGAATAAAATCTTCAGTAACTATTTTTTTGCCCAATAGACGTTCAGTTGTAATTAAATTAGTAATAATTTGAGAGGCTTGAGCCTTTTTTTCAACTGATAAGTTGGTATCAGCTACCAATTTTCGGCCTTGTTTAATTTGTAAATCAAGTTTACCGTATTCCACTTTTGTTTTTTCTTGTTCAGTAGCTACTTTTTTACCAGTGAGTTGTCCTTGCTGAAAAAGTAATTCGGAACGATATGGCATTGTTTGATTAAGAAAATCTGTATTAAGATTACGCCATTCTGTATCGGAATTTGTTTTTACAGTTTGAGCATCAAGTAATGCACCTTGTTTACGAAGGTTATCCATTTGTATTTTCATCAATGGAATTTGCATAAGATTATTATCCATTTGAGGGGCTACGTATTTTGGGGTATCAGCAGAAGCAGAACGGACAGAAGGTGATGTAGTTTGTTGACCATAAATAAGATGGGGAGATAGACCGGCCTCTTTGTATCGCTGCATTTGTGCTTTAGGGGAGTTATATAGATTTTGCATATTCCAATCTGCAAGTGCGTCAGTACGTTGACGGTTGTAAAATTCTAAAGCATTTTTTTTGTTAGCAGAATTGGTAAATAGTGATGAAGCAGCATTGACTAAAGTAGAACCGCCGCCAATGATAGCAGATAAAGTAATAGGATCCATAAGTTTGTTTTTAAGGTTTTTAATTAGCGCAACGATTACGGTCGTTCCTCGTAAACGAGCTTATAACTACTAATTTAGTAGTTTTTTTTGTTTTTTTGTTTTTATTGACACCTTTTTTTTAAAACGGCGCTGGGGCGACCGCCCCTGATGCCCGTTTGGTCGTTTGTTCGTTCCACTTCGTTCCACTCATTACTCCCTTACGGTCATTTTGGGCGGTGCGCCTTCTAAGGGATTTGCGCCTTATTGTTTTAAGTGGTGTCAATTAGCACTAATATATCAAGTAGTATTAGTGCAGTTTTTACTCCCGCCCTTCGGTTGGGTTCGTAAAAAAGCCCCTTCTAAACAAGTTTAGAGGGGCATTTTTTCCGTTGTTTTAGTTTTCCAACGGTTGGGTAGGGGGGAGAATTTCAGGCTCTATAATAGCCTTTTTTGTACGTTTTTCAGCCATACGGCTTTTTATTTGGTTTAACTCCTCTTTAGCTTGTTTTAACATTTCAGCTTTTTCAGATAAATCTAAAGTACGAACATCGGGTAAAGGATTGAATTCGTCGTCTTCTTCCCAAATAGGACGTTTAGCGTCAAGAGGTAAACCACGAGCATAACGCTCTAAAATTTGACGCATAGTAAGAGACTGGTCAGGGATAGTTTCAGAAGGTTCTGTAAAAAGCTTGTAATTCTTTTCAAAAGAATCACGATTTAAATAAGTTTTAATACGTATCATAATTTTTGATTTATGTCAACCTTTTTTAATTTACGTTGACCGTTAAAATAAACTTGTTCTTTAAAACATTGAAGATTGTCTCCATGTTCTGCGATTTGTTGATCCTTCAATAAATCGCTTTTCTTCTTCCAATGATAACTGATTTTCTCCTTGTCTGATTCGTCGTACATCTTCTGCTTGTAATAACGAGGCAAGGGAGCTTTTTTGCCGTCTTTGAGAGGAACGTAAATCCTCTCTTCGGTTTTGTCTTTGTGCCATTTTATCATTTTTTCAGTTAAATAATTTGAGCCTAAACCTTTAGACATTAAAGCAAATTCTTTTTGCCTATCATCGTTTTTATGTAAAGGAATTTGAGAATCCTTGCATATATACTTCAATGTATAACCGATTGAAGCTTCTGTAATGTTACCAATATGAATTTGACCTAAAGGTTTTAAATCAATAGACCAGGATCGTTCAAAATGTTCCAAATTAGCGTTGAATATAACTATATGGTAATGGGGGCGTTTTGTTTGACCGCCATATTCGCCAACGGCGTAGTATTTCAACGGGGTTGTATTTTTTCCATGCCATTTTCGTAATCGTTTAAAAAATTTTTGTAAATCAGATTTTTTTAAAGTCATAAAACCATTATCAGAAATAGGAACAGAATCAGTATTATAAGTTAGCGTTAAAAAGTGAGCGGATATAGACCGCTCACCTTCTTTAACTAATCTTACACTCCAAGACGAAGTGCGGCGGCGTTTGCAGTTATAACACTTGCCGCAAGGGACTTGAAAACCGCCGTTTTCTTCTGATAAGGTAAATGGATTCATACAAATAGTTGACATTAGAACATCGGTGTACCGAATTTCGGCATAGGTCTAACTGCTTTAATTTTATTATATACATGACAATATAAATTGTCCGTATCGTCCTGTACGGCGAAAATACGTTCAACATCGTCAGGAGTACATTCAATAAATTGTTTGCTAAGAGTTGGTTCAGAAGCAAAAATTCTTCCTAAATGCCAATAATCTAAAGTTGTACGGAAATCACCCGCAACACGAGAAGCGTTGTATTTATATTCAGAATAACGTGGAGTATAACCAAACGTATTTTGAGCATTGGCCGTATAAGCATAAAGTTCTTGAACTTGAACAGGTTGTTCACCAATATTTGCAAATGAAGGCCAAAAGAAATCTAAAGGATCAGATTTTAAATACGTTTTTGGAATACCTTGCTGATAGGCAGTTTTTGGCATGACAGACATAATGCCAATTATGTATCCATGTTCTTCAACGTTATAAGAACCGTAATTACCTGAAGAAACAGAAATACCATGTCCTGCCATATTACCCTGTGGTAAACCACCGTCAGCGCCTGTTGTATTTAACACTTCAGAAACGATAACGGGAGATTTAATGCCAGTGATATATTCAGGACGTTGTAAACGTTTATCTGAACTTCTTACACCGAAATGAGTTAAAATATTTTCAATATAACGTGTACCGCCACGAGCATTTTTTTCAAGCCATTCTTGTAACCTGAAAGCACGACGTAAATCATTGATGGTAGTTGGTTCAACTTCTACATTGTCAAATGATGTAAATAATTGGTCGGCACCAACACCACCTATAGAAGCAGTATTATTATCAACTGCAATATCGTATGGAGTACCATCCAAAGTAGTACCTGCAGAAGCGTTATTTACAAATACTTCGCCTTCGCCTGATACAGTACCAAGAGGAATATCAACAGCAGCACCTTTTTGGGCAAATGGTAAAGCAGAGGTAAAATAGTCGTGTTCCCATGCTCTTTGACGCATAGTTAACCATTTAGTAAAACCTGCTTGGTCATTAATACGTCCATCAGCCATACGATAATCAATTTCAGGAACTAAATTTTGGTCTCTGTAATATTCGTTATAAATAGCTAAATAAGCAGCTAAGGGTAGAGCGTTTATATTGGTAGCAGTACCACCAACAGGTACAGGAGGTATGCCCATATAATCAAGAAATTTTTTATAAGGGTCATAAAAGGAATTATCACCATATTCTAAATAAGGTAAAACATTTGTTGTACTAGCATCAGTAATAAAATATTCCCAATTGCCCCATAATATACGATTGGGTACAAAGAAATAATGCATAGTTACATCCATACGATGCATAACAGGCGATACTAAAGGGGCAAAACGAATTAAAGATTCACAAGAAATATTAAACTTATCACCAGGAATACATTCCTGAACTAAAATTGGGGTTAAATTTCCCATCTTTGCAGAAAGTTTGACATCATGAGAAAGGTCAAACACGTTACGTTTTGGCTTCAATAATTGGATAGAATTGAATAAATTCTTCATTTTTGATTAAGTTAAGTTTAATTAAAATTGTTAGGTTT